GTTGCTGTTTCTTACATTGACACAATTAGTTCGTAGGAGGAATTATGACGGCAATAATAAATGGAATCCAATACATTGGAGGTCAAACAGCTCCAGATGAATTTATAAAAAATCAAGCAGGTACGATTGATGGTGATCAAACTGTTGAGAACGGAGTTCTTGCAGGACCAGTGACTGTGCCTGGTACAATTACAGTAACAGGAGTATTAGTCATTGTCTAAAGTAGAAGTAAACGAAATTGATAAACAAAGTGGTTCAACCTTAACTTTAGGTGGATCTGGAACTACTGTACAATTAGGAACTGGTGCAAGTCAAACAGGATTTGGTAGAGAAGGTTCAGTAAATTGGCAAACTGGATCAATTAAAACCACAGGATTTACAGCTGCAAATGGCGAGGGATATTTTGTAGATACCTCAAGTGGAGCAGTTACGGCAACACTACCATCTTCACCATCAGCTGGAAATATAGTAGCTTTTGCAGATTACACAAGAACTTTTGGTGTAAATAATTTAACAATAGGTAGAAACTCTCAACCAATAGGTGGTGTTGCACAAGATGCGGTACTAACTGTAAGTGGTCAAGCAGCAACTTTTGTTTACGTTGATGGCACAGAAGGTTGGATTAATGTTCAAGAAACACAAACATCTCAAACAGGTGCTGTTGCTTTTATGGCTGCAACAGGCGGAACAGTAACCACAGTTTGTACAAATTTCAAAGTACATACATTTACAGGTCCAGGTACTTTTTGTGTTTCTCAAGTATCAACTGTTGATGCCGCTAGAAATATAGTTGCATACACAGTAGTAGCTGGAGGTGGAGGAGGCGGATCTAGTTGTGCTGCTGGAGGTGGTGGAGCAGGTGGTTTTAGAGAGGGTGCATGTTCATCAGTCGTGCCTTATACTTCAAGTCCTTTAGCTACAACAGGATTAACTGTTAGTGCATCAGCTTTTCCCATTACAGTAGGTGCAGGTGGTACAAAAGGTGCGTATCCAGGAGTTGCTGGTGCTGGAAACAATTCAATTTTTTCAACAATAACATCCGCAGGTGGAGGTCTTGGTGGTGGAGATAGTCCACAGAATGGTGGTGCAGGAGGTTCAGGTGGAGGTGGTGCTCATAGTACTGGTTCTGCTGGTTCAGGAAATACTCCTTCTGTAAGTCCTGCTCAAGGACAAAATGGTGGAGCTGCTAATCCAGGTAGTTCACCCTCTGGTGATGATTCTGCTGGTAGTGGCGGTGGTGCAGGAGCTGCAGGTGCAAGTGGTGGTCCTTTTTGCGCTGGTGGTGGTAATGGAGTAGCGACTTCAATTACAGGATCATCAGTTACAAGAGCTGGAGGTGGTGGAGGTGGTGATAGAAATGCACCAGCACAACCAGGTGGAACTCGTCCTGGAGGATCGGGTGGTGGAGGAGCTTCTGGTGGAAGTTCAAGTTATCCAAGACCAGCTTCAATTGCAAGTGGATTAAATGGAACAGCTAACACTGGCGGTGGTGGTGGAGGAGGAGTAAGGGTTAGTCCCTCTGCATCTCCAGGTAGAGGTGATGGAGGAGTTGGTGGATCTGGTATAGTAATAATAAGGTATAAATTTCAATAATTATGACAAGTACAATTAAAGTAAACAACATACAAAATCAATGCGGTGCTAACATTATTAACGAGAATAGTAATACAATTACTATTGGCGCTAGTGGTGATACGATTGCTTTAGCATCAGGTGCATCACAAACAGGTTTTGGTAGAACAGGGACAGTAGACTGGCAAACTGGAGATATTAAAACAGGAACTTTTTCAGCAACTAATGGAGAAGGTTACTTTGTAAACACAGGTGGTGGAACTGCTACAGTAAATCTTCCAGCAGGAGTAGCGGGAGCGATAGTATCAATTGCAGATTATGCATCAACTTTTGGAACTAATAGTTGCACGATTTCACCTAATGGTTCAGATAAAATTGGTGGTGAAAATGTTGCTGTTATTTTAACAACAGACGGACAATCAGTAACTTTAGTTTTTGTAGATTCAACAGAAGGTTGGGTTACAGTTAACGATTCAACCGAAAATATTAGTACATCACCTTTTATAGTAGCAACTGGAGGCACAATTACTTGTTCTGGAAATTGTAGAATTCATACATTCACTGGACCCGGGACTTTTACAGTTTCCACACTAGCAGTAACTCCAGCTAATAACGCAGTTGGTTATTTAGTTGTTGCAGGAGGTGCTGGAGGAAGCGGTGGAACATCAGGTGATGGTGGTGGAGGAGGTGGTGCCGGTGGTTATAGAGAAGGAAGAAACAATCCTATTACTCCTTATACAGCTAGTCCTCTAGTTACTTGTGGACATACAGTGTCAGTTCAATCTTATCCAATAACAGTTGGTGCTGGCGGTGGTGGAACTGATGCTTATCAAACACCTGGAAGTAATGGAAGCGCTTCTATTTTTTCAAGTTTTACATCTGCTGGTGGTGGTGGAGGTGGTGGCAATACAGGAGGTGCTAACGGAGGTGGATCTGGTGGTGGAGGTGGTGCTGGAGGTGGTGGTCCATTTGGAGGTGGTGCAGGAAATACACCACCTGTTGCTCCTCCACAAGGAAATCAAGGTGGTACTGGTGGAACTAATGGTACACCTGGAACCGATCAACGAGGTGGTGGTGGCGGTGGCGCTACAGCATCTGGTCAAAATTCTCAACCATCCGATAAAGGTGGTGATGGCGGAGCAGGTGGAACAACACATATTACAGGAAGTCCAGTAGCTTATGCTGGTGGAGGAGGTGGTATGTCAGCTCCTGGTAACACAGTAGCAGATGGCGCTGGTGGAGCTGGTGGTGGTGGAGCTGGTGGATATGGTTGTGGTTCAGCAGTTTCAGGAACAGGTAACACTGGTGGTGGTGGCGGTGGAGCAGGAAATAGTGGTGGACCTACTACTGCAGGTGGATCTGGAGGCTCTGGTATAGTAATAATAAGATATAAAAATGGATAATTATGAGTGAAATAAAAGTAAATAAAATTAGTCCAAGAGCAGCGTGTGGTACCGTTCAGTTAGGAGATAGTGGAGACACTATTACAATTCCTGCTGGTGCAACAATAACAAATGCTGGAACAGCAAATGGTTTTGGAGCGACAGGTGCTGTTAATTGGCAAACAAGTTCAATCAAAACAACTACATTTACAGCTGCAAACGGAGAAGGTTATTTTGTAAATACAACCAGTGGTGCTGTAACAGCTAATTTACCTGCAGGAACTGCAGGAGCTATTGTAGCTTTTAAAGATTATGCAAAAACTTTTGATAGCACAAATAAACTTACGTTAGTTCAAAATGGTTCAGATAAAGTAGGTGGTTCTACTGTTAATCCAGAAGTAACAACAGCAGGAATAGCCATTACACTAGTTTTCGTAGATTCAACACAAGGTTGGTTAATAACTGATGATGGATTACAATCAGAAGCTACCACAGCACAATTCATATCAGCAAGTGGTGGAACAGAAACAACTTCAGGTAATTTTAAAATTCATACATTTACAGGTCCAGGAACTTTTACAGTAAGTTCAGTAGGTAATGCTTGTGGTTCAGATAAAGTAGATTATTTAGTAGTAGCCGGTGGTGGCGGTGGTGGTGGAGACGCAGGTGGTGGCGGTGGGGCAGGTGGTTTTAGACTTGCTAATCATACTTGTATGCCTGCACCTCAAACTTCACCTTTAGCAAATGCATCAGGTTTACCTGTATCAGCTACAGGTTATCCAATAACAGTTGGTGGTGGTGGAGCAGGACACAGCGGTCCAGCCACTCCTCCTGCACAAAAAGGAACGGCAGGAAACCCTTCAGTATTTTCAACAATTACATCAACAGCAGGTGGTGGCGGTGGACAATCAAATGCAGTAAGTGGTCAAGCCGATGCTGGTGGATCAGGTGGAGGTGGAAGAGGTTCAGCTCCAGCAGGAGGTGCAGGTAATACTCCTCCAGTGGCTCCTCCTCAAGGAAATCCAGGTGGTAATGGTCCAGCAGGTGGTGCTGGTGGTGGCGGAGCATCAGCTGCAGGAAGTCCTGCAGGGCCAAGTTCTCCAACTCCAGGAGGTAATGGTGGAGCAGGATCATTTGTAGTTGCTTCAGGTTTTGCTGGTTGTAATGGTACACCAGGCCCAGTTTCAGGTGCTAGATATTTTGCTGGCGGAGGCGGTGGATCTGCCGATCAGCCTGGTCCAGCGGCTGGTGTTGGTGGAGATGGTGGTGGAGGTCCAGGACAACAAAGACCTAGTAGTTCACCTGGTGTAAATGGAACAGCTAACACTGGTGGTGGCGGTGGAGGTGGAGCTGTGCCTTCTACAGGATCTAATGGTGGAACAGGTGGTTCAGGAATTGTTATTATTCGATATAAATATCAATAGTTGAATGGTAATTAAAATTAATATATAAGGAGAAACATTATGGCACATTTTGCAAAACTAGGAGCTAACGGAAAAGTTATTCAAGTATTAACACTTGATAACAAAGATATGCTTAACGCTGATGGTGTTGAAGATGAATCAGTAGGTCAACAATATTTAGAACAACACAATAATTGGCCTGCACAAATGTGGATTCAAACATCTTACAATACAGCAGGTAACAAACATTCATCAGGTGATAACTCAAAAGCATTTAGAGGAAATTATGCAGGCATAGGTTATGAGTGGGACGAGGATAATAATATCTTCTGGCCTAAAAAACCTTTTGCATCTTGGGTAAAAGATACAGCTACAGCTAGTTGGAAATCACCAATTGGTGATGCTCCTGCATTAACAGCAGAACAAGAATCACAAAATACAGCTAATACTCACAGATGGTCTTACGTTTGGAATGAAGCTAATCAATCTTGGGACTTGACAGACTTACAACCAGACTTGACAGAATAATAAACATAAATTACAAAGGTATGTGGTATGCAAAAGAAAGTATTATCTGAAATAGCATTATATTATGGTGACATAACAATGCCCAAAGATTGGGATATTGACCGAGATAAATTATCAAACGACATTTTAAAATCAGTAGCTCGTAAAAAAGAATTTCCATTCTCACAAACTTGGGATATGTTGAATACCTATATGCGAGATCACGTTAATCTTGAATATGGCTTTAATTTAATTAACAAAGAAACGTGGGGCAATATGTATAAGCCTCAAGAGACAACAATTCCATTATTAAATATTGATCCAGTAGATCTACGTAACTCACCAGACTTTACATTATTGTATGGAGTTAAAGTTGATAAGTGTTGGGTTAGAATACATTACGAAGATAACCGACGTAAAGGAAGAAGTTGGGATATAGAACTTACAAATAATAAATTTATTATGTTTCCATCAACTAATATGTATTACTTAATTAATAATCAAAAGGACAGTTTAAATTTTGTGCAAACAATAACTTATGAATATATCTAATTACTATTGGTATTTTAGTGGTGTATTAACACCTAAATTTTGTGATGAGGTTATAGCTTATGCTAATGAAAAAAAAGAAGTTATGGCTAGAACTGGCGGCTATGGTGATAGAAAATTAAATAAAGAGGAAGTAAAGGATCTACAAAGAAAAAGAAAATCAGATCTAGTATGGCTAGATGATACTTGGATATATAAAGAATTACATCCATACGTTCACGAAGCTAATAGAAATGCTGGTTGGAATTTTGATTGGGAAAGATCTGAAGCTTGTCAGTTTACAAAATATAAACTAAACCAGTATTATGATTGGCACTGTGATAGTTGGGATAAACCTTATGATCGTAAAGATCCAAATCATCCGGAGCATGGAAGAATTAGAAAACTATCTATGACTTGTCAGTTGACAGATGGTTCAAAATATAA